TTTAACTGTATCAACATCTACCTTTGAAGACTTAAGAAGTTCTACTTCTGCTTGCAAAGATTTTACTGTTAACATTAGATCGCTAAAGGCTGATGTTAGATTATTCTTGATTTCAGTAATTGCTTCTACAACTACATCATCTGACTTAGATACATCTGCGTCTGCTACCTTTTCAACTGACTTTGCAACTAGTGCATCTTCAGTATTTTCTGCAACTGCTTCGTCAGACTTAACAACATCTGTTGTTTCAATCTCTTCTGCTTTTGCAACTTCTTCGGCAACTTCTTCAACCAGGGCATCTGCCTCTGGAGCGACCACAACATCTTCAATTACGTCTGTTTTTTCAACTTGCGTTTTTGATTTTGCCATAGGACTTACCTCCTTGTTAATCTTAGAAGTATTAATGCCTTTAGCACTATCTACTAAGAATTTTATCATTTGTGTTTTTTCATTATCCGTTTTTTCGACGAACCCTATATTTTCCATCTGCTCTCCAGTAACTGGGCTAAGTTCTGAATCATTTTCAGATGATACAACTAATCCACTTTCCTTGTCATAAAAAACATTTTCTAAAACTGTTTCGTCACCCTTAATAATATCTACTCCATCAACCTTTTCAACAGATACAATATTTGCAAATTGATTTGCTGGGGAATCTACAAGACTCAACTCAACTAAATCATAATCTTTAATAATTCTTATTTGTGTATCTGACTTTTCATCATATCCGTCATCCCACTTATTCATTCTTCCGCCAATAGAAAAACCAGTTAAAGTTCCATCAAGAACTTTTTCCCAAGTATCCTGTGCGCCCTTTGAAACGTATGCAGAAACAAATACACCTTTGTAAAACTTCTTTGATTCTGGATCAAAGTACTTATCTTCTTTAAAATTAATCATCTTGCCAACTGCTAATGGCTGGTGCATCTCTCTAATGTTTCCACGAAACTTTGCAAAAGCACTCATAGATGCTTCTGATGTAACAATGTCCATCTGCTTGTCTAAGTTATCAAGAGATGCAAAACCAGAAACGATACGTCGCTGTTTATCTACCTTGCTAAAAGGCATTGATAAACGAAGATTTTCCCCATCTAAATTCCAATGGGCCTTGGATATATTACTCACTATTATATTATAAACCCCTTTTATACAAATATCACATTGTGGACATAACGAACATTATGGGGTTTGTCTTCCCTCTCCTTTTGGGGCTCTTCCAGCAATTGTGGAAGTGCTGTCAGAATTATTATTTGTTCTTTCTGAGTCTCTAGATCTTGTGGTTCTTGCCTCTGCAGATGCTGTTGGGCTAAGATCCAAAACCTCATCTCCACCATCTCTTTGTGGCATATCCAAAACCACTCTTGCTTCATTTGGAGTCATGATCTGATTCTTAACATAACGCTCAAGAATTTGAGACTGTGCAATTTCATCAGTAAGAGTCAGTTCATTAAATGTAAACTCAATAACATCTGTTTTTTCACGAATAATCTTGTTGATCATTTTTTCAAGTTGTCTTTGTGCTGGGCGTGCAACCTGCTCTTTAAAAGTACGATCTTGTGCAAGTGCTGATGCGATAGAGCCAGAGTCTCCTCCACCAAGTTTTGATAATGGGACTTGATGTGCTACTAGAATGTCATCGCGGTTTTGTTTACGATATTCTTTAAATGATCCATCTTGGATTCCGTCTTCAATTGGCTCCATCTTAAATTCAACCTTATTGGTTTCGGTATCTCCTGGTAGTGGGATGTATAGTGTTCTATGGGATTGACCTCTTAGACTTGTCTGTAAGAATCTAAACATTTTGTCTTCTGCATCCCCTGAAAGTTTTGCACCCTTTAGAGTAACTACATATCTTGGAACTGCTTTGTTTGCAAAGTAATCAATATTATATTGAGAAGCCAAAGAGTCTCCATGTAATGAGTTAATTGCAGACATTATATCTGGAACACCATAAAATGTGTTTAGTGGTGAATATTGCTTGAAGTGAATAATTTCATTTGCTCTGGAATCTGTTGTAAGTGGGTTTTGATTTTTTGCTCCAAAGTTACGGAAGTAAACAATTTTGTTTCCAATAATCTGAACATATCCATCCTTAATTCTTCTAACTCTCATGGTTGTTGCTGGTATATGACCAACATACCCAATATCTCCACGAGTAGTTCTTCCTATTTCAATGTATCCATTACCTGTTGATTGTAGATCTGTATAAACTTTTTCCATAGTTGCTGTAAAGGAGTCATCATCGTTTAAAGACTCTAGCCAATCACGCATTTCAATCTTTGCTCTTTCAATTCTTTTTCTTGCTTTCTGGGTTGCACTGTTATCTTCTGATGCTTCTAGACGAACCATCGTTCTTGGAGAAACCTTAAACTCATAGCCTAGTCCAACAATGTTTTCGACCTTAGCGTCAATAGCAGCATGGTTTGCAAATGATGTATCGTAATAGTTTGCTAACTCGTACAGGTTCCAAGGAGGTGTAATAACATCAAACATTCCATAGCCGTTTACATATACCAACCCTGGGTTTATTTCTTTTGATTGTGCTCCATCAATACCGCTTTTTCCTGCAAGGGCTGCAGTTGTGTACTGGACTGTTGGTTCAACCATCTTAGTAGAAGTTCTGCTTGCTCTTCTTTTAAAGTTTGAGTCTAAGCCATCTAAACTTTTTAATGTTTCCCAATTTCCAGAAAAAGGATCTGATTTTGAAAAAGAATCATCTTTTTTAACTTCGTCATCAATTCTTGCTCTAATTAAGTAATCGTTATCTTCCATGATTAGCCTTCGTCCCCGTACTTAGCAATAGTATCCTTTGCTGCTTGAACTGCTCCAAGGTCATTCATAGATGGTATCAGCCCAGCATTAAGTCTATCAACTTGCTCAGAATATTCTTCTTCTGAAACCCTGGTTAGTCCTGGCACAAACACTGCTTGACCATCTCCAGGATCTCCATAATGCATCGCTATTTTTTTTAATTCAACAATTCTAGAAATATCGTTTCTATCTGAGGGAATGTTTAAAACTGAGCCATTTCCATCTGTAAACCACTTGCCGTCAGCCTTTTTATACACATAAAGTCCCCAGTCATAGTTCTTTTCTATGACCTGCCGTCTAACATTTTGTACAATTGGCTTACCAGTTTTTGGGTTTATTAAAGAATCCATAACCATAATTATACCATATCATACTGGATCAACGACGAACTGGTTCCAATTTACATCTGTAAACACAGTATATGCGTAGTCTTTAAACCTAATAGGTCTCTCATCGTCTACAACAATCTTGTTTGTTCCTGTATAACTCTTATAAACCTCTGAAGGATTTACTCCATAATAACTTGTTTCTGATAAAACAAGAACCTTGTTCCAATTAAACGATGGTATATTCCAAAATTCCCAATCAAGTGCAAAAGATCCAAGAACCTTTACTCTAAACCATGGTCTTTCTGCTATGTTTTGAACTTCTTGTAGGTTGGTTGATTGATAGTACGAAATGCTGTTAAATAGCAACGGCCCTGTTAGTCTTGCTGCTCCCTCAAAAAATGAAAAGTTTAAACTACTTGCAAAATTGATTCCAAGGAATCCCCACTCTTGCAGAGTTATTACTGGCTCTCTAACAACCTTTCCATTCCAGTAAAACCCAATACCATCTTGAACAAGTCCAGTCCTTGCATCTATCGCATAAATTTTTGCTCTTTGTCCTGAAGGATCTGTTGCCACCATATAAAACTTTATATAAGAGTCTTTGCTTTCTAATTCAAATATTTGTGTTGGAGCATAAGGAAAATAGTCTTCATCAAATCTAACAGCCATTTGCATTGCTATCACCTTAAAGCCTTCTGCCCTGCTTGCATTGACTGGAATTGTTAATCCACGATTTACTAATGGATCATGCGTTCCTTTTAATTGGATACCGCTATTTTTTGTTAAATATAAATAAGGAGAAGACCCTGTATATATTGAAAAGGGATTATTCTTTTTAAAATCATAATATATTCCAGACTTTGTATAAGGATAAATAGATGTTCCAAATCTTGTTCCTATTGGACTTGCATCAGATTCGTTTAACGCTTGTGAACAGTAAGAAAGTTTTTTAATAAAAACATTATTTGTCTCTGAGTTTTTAACATTTGCTTCTATATGTGTTACTAAAGAAAGATCATTAAAGTCAACGCCTTTAGGTGGGTATATTATCATTCCATCTACCACTTCGTATTTTGTTGTCATCCAGTCTGATCCAGGAATAAGAACTCCAGTCCTTGATGGTCTTTCTGTTTTTGTAAAATAATAATAAGTTTGATTTGCACCCAACTTTGTATATTGAAAAGTTATATATGATTTTACTACAGCCCCGTCAGTATCATACCTATAGTCTTTTGATATTTTATTTTTTAAGTCTTCGTAATCATTGTATCCAGTAAATAAATAATTATCTAAGGATGTATAAGTTCTTTGAACTGGCACACCGTACTCATTTGCCAACTCTGAATAGGTCCAACTTTCTGGATCAGTTTCAATTGCTATAGTTTTTGATGGCACAGGATAGTCAATATTAAACTGTATAAAATCAAGATCAAAGTATTGATCTCCTCTTTTATCAAGAACTGACTCAGCAAAATATGTTAATGGCAACTGGTCTTCCCAATATGCGCTTGCAGAGACTGTAAGTTTAAAGTTATTAAAAATGTTTTGAGGCAAAAGAGTATAACTTGCTACATGATCTATCAAATAGTCTTCTTCTAAAACTACTACACCACCACCAGTAATTGCACCGTTGGCCGTATCTGTTACTCCTCCATGTGGTGGCATGGATGTTGTATCAATACCTCCATCTATATTTATTAACTGATTATTTTGATAGATGGCAAAAAGATCTTCGTTCCAAACTGGAACACCAATCTCATTAAACAACGATTTAATTTTTTGAAAGTTGTATTTTGTGCATAAGCCAATGCTATAAATTTTTCCAGTGAAGGTTGACTGATTATTTTTATCTCCTCCAACATACAGCCTTAGATCAGAAAGAGATCCAAAGAAGTCTGAGGTTGGGTTTCCAAATCTAGAAACAAATACTGGAATATTAAGACCTATATCCACAACCTCTCCTGGCTCAGCAACCAAAGGGGAGTAGATTGTTTCAGAAATGCCATTATGGTTTATAATATAAGAAATTTGATTGTTTAGCAACTGTATTAAAAAATAACTATTTGTATTTTCTTTTTCAATTTTAAAAAGTGTTTGAGCAGAACTAGAAGTTTCTGGTAATTTAAAACATCCATAAAATCCAGATACTGGTGTTTTTATAAAATTAAAATCTTCAAAAAACAAGTAGCCCGAAACTGAGTTCCAAGAAGAGTTTGGCTTAAATGAAAAAAAGTTTGTTGTGTTTATTTCTTGAGCAGTTTTGCAATCTAGTAAAAGTTCTTCTTCTGTTTTTGATGATAAAACAATTTGTGGGAGTGGGTGAGATAAAACAGAAAGTGATTTATTTATAATAGATGTGTTATCTGTAAAACCTTGATTCCACGATCCAATTTTTGGATAAGAGTAGTTTGAGGTGTAGTCTGCAAAAGAATAATCAATAAAAACAGATGTTCCGCTATAAGATGTGTTAATATTTTCTGGAATTTCAACTCCTTGACCAAACACAAACCTTCTTTTGGCAACTGCTGTTGCTACTGTGTATGGATAGATCCCAACACAATCAATTTCAATAGGATAGACATCTTCATAAGCATAAAATCCTACCCAGTCTTGATCTTTATTTTCTTCATTTGTCATTGCAGGCAAAACTAGCGTATCGGTTAAATAATTTAATGATATAACTTCTTGGCCATTAATAACCAAAGAAGAAGTATCTTTACCAACTCTTAAGTGCACAAGCATTGGCCTTGTCCATTCTCCAACATAGTATGCTTGATACTGATCCCCTATCTTTAAACCCAAAGAAGGGCCATCAACGTATATGCCATCTTCTGATCCAATAGGACCAACAATTCTTTTCCTTTCATTACTATACGAGTTTACTCTTAGCCATGTTTCTAAAGTGTATTGTTTAAACTGTCCTGATTGATTTAAAAATCCAACACCTGGAACTATCAAAGATGGATCGTTACCATTAGGATACATTGTTGTAAGACTAGAAGTTCCATAGACAATTGGTATACCTGAATTTTTTGCTTTCAGCATGTTTTCAGAAACTAAATAGTATCCATCAAGTTCTTGTAACCCATAGCACTTTGCTACAATTCCTTTTTGTGAAGAAACCAATATGCTAGAAGGTATGTCTATTAGGGTAGAACCTAAAGATGTAGATGCAAACTCTTCAGACCATTGTCCAAAACTAATCCCATTAACCAAAAAAACATCTTCTGTATCTGATCCACCAATAAAATTAATTTTAAAAACTAACTGTATTTGAGAGTCATCTGGTGGAGGATTAAATGTTTCTGAAATAAAGATCCAGTTACTATTTATAACTGTGTCATAATTTTTTAAGTTAGTTACTACTTGGCCACTAGTCGTATCTGTGTATTGGTATCCTATTTCAAACCCTGCAATATAAGCACTTTCAGAATAAAAGTATCCTCCAATAGAAAATGTTTTTAAGAACGTATTAAGTTCTTGAAGACTCATTATTTCATTACTAATTGCAAGAACTGATGCAGACTCATCTAGAGTTGAAGTTGCAGTTATTTTTCCAACATAACTATCTATAAATGGCTCTCCTACTGATTGAGGATAAGGCTCAAAGGTTCCACCAGTGATTGCCCAGTTTGACAAATTTCTTTGTGATTCTGAAAGAAAAGAAATATAGTCTGCACTATCGTCAAGTGCCCAAAGACCAGTTGGGTGCTCTGAAAAAACTTTCTCTGCATAGAGATTAGATGGATTAGACATTGTAGGTCTATTTTACCATATGGCTACTTGATTTTTATCTCACAGTAGTCTGTTGTACAGTAGGCCTCTCCTTGTGCTTCAAGGTTATCAATACCGTCGTAAATTGCAGTAAAATCAATATGCTTCAACTTGCCAATATATGACTCATACTCTTCTTCAGTAATTCCTGTATATGGTTGTTGT